GCCAGCCTCATCCACGCCAAGCCATTGCGCCGTAAACAGTTCATGCGCGTCATCTTTGTTAAACTTTCTAGTTCCATACCATTCACCTTTTGAATTAATCATTAAAGGCATTGTTGCGCCGTTCTGGGCCATCCATACAGCGGTTTTTTCCATCCATGCACGCCACAGTCTAGCCATACCCCATTTACCAGTATCAGCGCTTTTTGTGCTGACGATTAAATGGCCTTTCTTCTCAAGTTCAGCCATGATCTCTTTGGCTACCTTGCGCTTATTGCCTTGTGTTAGGTGGTAGTCGGTCATTGCTTTTCGCCTATGGTTTTGCTGTAGTATTTCTTGCTTTTAGTTTCAAAAGTTTGGCTTTCTTGTTTTTTCGGCGTGTAATCTATTGGATCGCCTTGGTGGTCTCTGAATCTGGAAAAGCACCCTTGAAACTCTAAATCTATTTGTCCTAGTTGGCCGTTTCTATATTTTCTGACAAAAACGCTCGCTTGCCTTTCGTCCGAATCTTTGTTGTAAACCCAATCCCTATAAAGCATTAGAATAATATCGGCGTCCTGTTCTATTTGGCCTGACTGCCTTAGATCCGCCATTTTTGGGATCTTATCTTCTCTATTTTCAAGACCCCTATTAAGTTGAGAAAGTGCTATAACTGGAACTTTTAGTTCTTTAGCCATCTCCTTCAGACTTCGACTAATGTTTCCGATCTTTACTGTTTCAGATTCGGCCTTATCGTTTATCAATTGCAGATAATCAACAACAATCAGTTTTACGTCGTGCTTTCTTGCTGTTCTTCTAGCTCTTGTTCTGATAGCTGACATTTGCAAACCTGCGGTGTCATCTATCAACAAATTAGATCTTACTTGTTGGATGGCTTTGACAGCTTTGGGTACTGTCCCATCGCCTAAACCGTTTCTAATGTCATTTAGATGAACAGTCCCAACGCTAGAAATGATTTTATCTATGATTTGAGTTTTATCCATTTCAAGACTGAAGAATAAAACCCGATTATTTGCGGCTATATTTTCAGTAATGTTTAATGCAAGGGTGGTTTTACCCATTGATGGACGGGCGGCCAAAATTATCAAATCTGAGTCTCTTAGCCCTCCTAAATGTCGATCCATGCCATCAAAACCCGTTTTTAAACCATTCTCGACCCCATCTATTCGACGTTCTAACACGTTGTAATAGTCAGGTAGCGCCTCATCGACAAAAACAGGCCCAGAGTCGTTAGATTCAATATTCGACTTTGTAAGTAATTCGTCGATTCTTTGAACTTTCTCTTGGTATTCGGCATTGCTTGAAACGGCGTTTGCTATTTCGCTTGATATTTTCCCAAGCAATCTTTGTTTGTAATTTAGGGTTAGCTGGCTGACATGGGTTTCAAATGAAGCCAAGGATTGTCGGTCCATAACAATCCTGTAGATATACTCAGTCCCCCCAGCTTGACCTAATAAACCTTTGGTTTCTAAGTTTGAGACAACAAGTATCGGGTCATATTCAACCCCTTTGCTGTTTAAATTCTCAAGTTCAAGGTAAATCGTTTTATGTGCTGATGTCGTGAAATGCTTTGGCCTTATAGCGCCAGAATAATCCGCCATAAGTTCTGGGCTTTCGAGTAAATGCCCTAAGATATTTCTTTCGATGTCTGTTATCATTGCTCTACAACCTTTAAAAAGTTTGTTCTGTTGACTAGCCATTCTAGGTTGGCTCTCCATCCTCGCTGGTTTTGACCGAGCCAGTGAGGATTATTTCTCACCGATGTAAAAAACCATTCCCAAAAATCTAAACTTTGGTGCTGTTCTGATTCTTTCCATCTAGCCGCTAAATGTTTAGCACGCTTGTCTGTACTCTTCCAAGTTCTTACCGATGGCAGTTCTGGTAAAATTTTATGATACAAGCCGACTATTTCTTGAGCAGGGCAAGGGTTAGAAACTTTAGTTTCTGACAAGGTATTTATTATTCTTTCTTTCTTAACTTCTTTATTTGTTGCCCTTGGTCTGCCCTCGGTCTGCCCTAAGTTATGCCCAAGGTCTGCCCCGTTGTTGTCGTCAGATTGGTAAGAGTCATATTTTATAATGGTTAGAAGCAATCCATTGCCTGCCCTAACACTGCCCAATTCACCTGTAAAAACTAGGTTATTTATTGACCGCCTTATTTGCTTAGAAGTCAGCCCGCATTGCTTGCCAAGGCTTGCATATGAGGTTAGTTTTTGACCTCTTTTTATTAAGACGCCTCTATGATTAGAGTCTTTGTAATTAGCCACTAGGAGCAAGTGCATAAATACACGGCTTGTATTTAAGTCTGTGTACCATTCCCATTCTGTAAACTTTCTATGAAGCTTTATCCAGCCACACATGATCATTCACCTTTTACGAATTGTTTTTTCATTTTACTTATTGCGGCTCTGCCAACCGCCTTATCATCAGCTCCTTCACCTAGTGAAACTAAGTCGCTAACACTGTAGTCAAGGGCGCTGGCAATCTCTACTAGGTTTTTATAGTTTAGATTGCCAGTGTTAAACCATTTATTTATTAACTGCTTTGATCGCCCCATCTTTGCAGCTAGATCGGTTTGCGTCATACCCCTGTGAATTAACGCTATGTATAGCGATTTGCTTATATCGTTTTTTACAGTCATTTTTAACCTCTTGTAATAAAATGTATTTAAAGTATTATACGCATGAAATAAATAGTCAACTAAAAGGTTGACATAATTTTAGTGTGTATTACTATTGATGTTGTGAATACAAACAACGGAGATAAACGGTGAAACTATCCAAAGAAGAATTGGCAACTCTAATAATGGAGAAAACCAAAAAACTAAACGAACTATGCACAAGCTCTCAGCATATTGTTAAGGAAATAGAAGATCTGGCGGTTTTAACTAATCGGTTGGAGCTTATAGCAACTGAATTAAATAGCATGATTGACAAGGAAAAAGACGATGAGTAAAAACATTTATCAGCGCATTAACGCTGTTATTAACGAAAAGATATACCTTAAAAAGGGTAGCGCCGGTCAAGGTACTGGCGTTCTATATGATGAGCTTTTAGAAGCAGTACGCGACCATCTAGCTAAACATGGGATTATCGTTATACCTGAAAAAGCCGGGCAAGCCAGAGAGCGTCAAAACGCTAAAGGTAACTATATTTATGAATGCGACTTTAATATTCATTATGTAAACATGGACGATCCAAGCGACCGCTTTACTTGCTTTGTAGAATCCCATGCTATGGACTCAGGCGACAAAGCGCCAGGCAAGGCAATCACCTACGCCACCAAAATATCTATGCTTAAAGTCTTTCAGGTTGAAACTGGTATAAATGACGAATCACGCGAAGAAGGGCGCGAGCGAGTTAAACGGATTGACCGCGAACAACTAAAAGCGATTAAAGCAGAGATAGAGCGCACAGGCTCAGATCCGTCGGTCGTTTACGGTCATTACAAAGCTAAAAACTTAGCTGATCTAACGGTGGCAAGCTTTAACCATGCAATGGATCTTTTGGCAGCTAAACCAGATGCAGAAAAGGCGGGTTAATCATGCGAGATATTGACGATCTACTGATTGATCTGCGCGAAAAGTCTATTAAGTATCTTGGGTTCGATTTGACTGAGTGCGAGCAAGGCTCTAAAGATTGGCACACTGCGAGGCTTGGCGTTATAACCGCCAGCCGCGCGGAGGATGTTTATAAAAAACTCAAGAATGGCAAGTACGCAGCAGGGCGAGAAACCTATATGCTGCAACTTATAGCCGAGATCCTAACGGGCGAGTCTAAAAGCATTAGTGCGAAATCTTTGGAGTGGGGAACGGAAAACGAACACGCTGCACGCCTTGAGCATGGCGACAGCCAAGAGATACCGTTTATTTATACCGACGACATGCGCTGTGGTTATTCACCTGATGGTTTAACTGATACCGGCCTGGTTGAAATTAAATGCCCTCATGCTTCTGAGAACCATTTAAAAACTGTATTTGATGGATTTATTAAGCCTGAGTATATAGCGCAAATGCAATTCGGTATGTGGGTTAGCGGTCGCGATTATTGCGACTTTGTAAGCTATGATCCGCGAATAATCAGAACAACAAACCTTTGCACTATTAGAGTCGAAAAAGACAATGAAATACAGGATTTGTTGAGC